CATCTAACAGCTGGGCATCTAATGCATACACTGCTCAGGGTAGTTTTCAGGCATCTATTGAAATTGACTTAACTATTGAAGTAGACACTACAGGATATTCTGCCGATACTCAGCACGTTTATGATATTATGTGCAAGAGAGTGAGAGGTGGAACTGAGTTATTCTTTCCATTTCCGCTATCTATGGGAGTAGGACCTACATCTTTGCAATACACGCAAGGTATAGGATGGCAGCCTACTACTCCAATTAATCCATTTAACGTAGCGAGTAACTTTCAGTTAGATGTGCAAGATGGTGACGTATATACACTGTATATTTTTGCTCACGCAGGAAGCTCACAAAGTGTAGAAATTAAGGCAGATAGTTACGCTGCATTCTCTTATGTTAGTGGTTTAAGCTATGCCTATCCAGTTCAGATAGCTCTCAATGCTCCTGAGATGAAGCAGGTAGATTATTTGCGCGATATCTTAAAGATGTTTAATGCAGTGCTCGTTCCTAATCCTAACATGCCAAACTCAGTAGAGATTATTCCAATGGTGGAATATTTGGGTAGCGGTGAGGATTACGATTGGACCGGTAAGCTTGATCTATCAAAAGACATTGTATTAACTCCTGCATCTGATATCAGAAAGCGCCTCCTTAAATGGAGCTACAAAGAACAGGGTGATTTCTTTAATGCTAAATATAAGACAGGAGCGCAGCGCATCTATGGTGAACTTCGCTTAACTGATCCGGGCAATGATTTTAGTACAAGTGATTATACTGTAGAACTTACATTCGGAGCTTCACCGTGTGACCTTATCCCTAACACGAATTACATCATCCCAAAATACTTTAATAGTAAGGGTGAATTCATGGCACCTGGGCCGCGTATCCTTTACAGAAGAGCTAACGAAGAGGCGGCTGTGGTTATGGTTTACGATGAGGTAGCAGAAGAATCTACATTTACCATTATTCCACTACTCAGCCATTACAAATCTATACCAACAGCTATAGGCACAGATGACCTAAACTTTGGACAGGAGATTCCTCCGCATCCAATTGAGGCCATGCCATTGCATACGCTATGGGATAGATATTGGAGGCAGTATATCTCTGAGCTTTATGACAGTGAGCAGAAGATAATGGAGGCTTATTTTAAACTTAGCGTAACTGATGTATTCGGCTTAAAGTTTAATGATAAGATTTGGATTAAGGACTCATGGTGGAGAGTAATTGAGTTAACTGATTACATAGTAGCTGATGAGCAAGTAACTAAGTGCAAGCTTATCCGCTTACTTGACATCGGAGCGCTATGCGAGTTCACACCATCTACCATTAACGTGAGCACAGGAGCAGTAGAATTCTTAGATTACGATGGAGCTACAAGCTACGGATCTCAAACATGCTGTGAATATTACGGCTATACATGGAACACAACAAAGGGCAAGTGCTACGCATCTACTTTAACGAATGGAACTAATGGAGTAATCAGCTCACCTAACGCTGTTGGTGGCAGCAATATCACCAACACAAGTGGCAATCAAAAGAGTGCTACCGGAATGGGCAACGTAGTAAGAGCTGAGATTGAGAATAATAATGAGCGCATCTTTGTTAGTGGCTTAGGCCATGGCATTAGTCCTAACAATAACTACAGCCAAGCCATGGGATATCGTAACTTCATCAGGCCTAACTTAGAAGGTACTACAGTTATGGGCCGATGGGCAGAAGCTGATGTAAGAGGGGTGCACTTTGGTGGAGGCACTTGGTACGATGGTGCTTCTGACTTTGGAACAACAATACCAGGGCGCTCGCAGCACGGCTTTATTCAGCTTATGGGGTTAGCTTCACTCACAGCTAATCCAACTAACGTGAATCTGTTATTGGATGGTGTGAATGGTGGCACTATTGCTATGCCAACTGAGACGGTGTGGATGGTTAAGGTGTACATCTCTATTCTTGAATATGATTACAACGTAACTGATTTCACAGGTAAGGTAGCGAGCCTTGAATATAGCAGCATGATGTGGAAGGATAAAACAACTCAATACAGCTCTAATCCAATTTTAGTTAATCAGTTTAGTAATGGATGGGGTGCTAACCTATTTGATTTATACATTCCTGTTGTTAGTAACAAGGTAGCGCCATACATCGCATGTAAGACCACAGGTAAGACTGCTGTAATCAGCGCAACGATTCAATACACTCAGACTAAATTCCAACGTACACCTATAATATGACAAATCCTTACGAAGACATTATCTATAGTATGACTTTATTGCGCTCAGGAGTACCTGGCAAGAGTCAAGAATTTAAGCAAGCAAGTGGCATCCATCACGCGCGTTTAAAGGTGTGGCAAATAAGGGCTATTAATTACACTATATTAATAACAGGAGTAAGCTTAATAGGATTAACAATTTATAGCGTAATATAATGGCAGCACAAGAGATGGTATTAAAGCTCCTCTTCAATGATGATGGAACTTTTGTAGGATTAGAGCAGATTAATAAAGAGCTTGAAAAAACAGATAAGAATACCACTAAGGTAGAAGAGGCTACTAAGACTTTGGCGCAGCAATATAAAGCGCTGAAAAAAGAGCAGGATCAATACGATCCAGGTACTAAGAAATTCCAAGAGCTATCCGTTCAGATGGGTGAGCTTAAGGATAGGATGAATGATGCAGCCGATGCAGTAAGAGGTAATACAGGTCCTGCTATTGAGGGAGCACGTGCATCATTTGGCTTAATGGGTGAGCAGATTGCTAACTTAGACTTTGAAGGGCTGAGCCAATCTCTCAACTTAGTTAGCGGCAACTTGGCAAGATTAAAGCCTGAAGATATTAGCAAAGGTTTAAAGTCAATGGCTGAGGCTGGAGTTAATGCATTCAAAGCAATAGGTAAAGCCATCTTAGCCAATCCATTATTAGCAGTGGCCGCAGTTATTGTAGGTATTGCTATGAACTTTGAAAAGATAATTAAATTCTTTCCTGACTTTGAAGCGGCATTAACTGGAATTAACGAACAGCAGAGGCAAGTAGCAAAGAATGCACAAGCTCAAGCTGAGGCAGCTAAGAAAGCTTATGATAATTCATTACTACAAGAGAATGCATTAAGGCTTCAGGGCAAGAGCGAGAAAGAAATTCTGCAGTTTAAGATGGCAGGATTAGAAAGTGCTATCAAAAGTGGGAAGATAAATTTAGAAATTCAAGAGCAGCAGGCTAAGAATCAGATAGAAGCAGGAGCACGTAATGCTCAGATATTAGAGAAGATTATTAGAGGCTCATTAGAATTAAGTGCCCTTAGTTTAAGGTTGTTAGTAGCACCTATTGATATTGTCTTAGCAACTGCAAATAAGGTATCTGAAACATTAGGCTTTGGAAAGATAACAGCTATTAACTTAAATGATGAAATCACCAAGCTTACCGAGATGGGGAGTAAGATGGCTGCTGAATTTTTAATTGATCCTGTAGCTCAAGAGAAAGAATTAAAGGAGTCTTTAGATAAGCAGCGCCATGAGATTGCTCAGATGGAAAGTGATTATGCAGGATTTCAACTATCTATTAAAAAGATAGATAGTGATGCTCAAAAAGAGAAAGATAAGTTAGCAGAGGATGCACGAAAGAAAGCAGAGGATGAATTAGCAGCAGCAAAGAAACTCTACCAAGAAAGGAGAGATGCAGAAATAGCGGCAGAAGATGCTAAGTACAAAGCAATGCAGGCGCTTCAAGAATCTGCATTAGAGAAAGAGATTACTACAGCCATTGAGGCAAGTGAAGAGCTTTACAAATTAGCAGGGGAAGATGCAGCAGCAGAGGCTCTGATAGCCGAGAATTTAGCTAAGCAGATTGCTGATATTCAGAAGAAATATGCAGATGAGGAGAAAGAGGCAAGAGAGAAGCAGAATGAGGCCAATGCAATCTTAGCAGCTAAAGAATTAGAAGATGCTAAAAAGTTAGAGCAAGAAAAGGCAGCTCTACGCATGGCTAATATTCAATCTAATTTTGAAATGGCAGGCCTTGCACTTGATGCATTAAGCTCATTAAACGAGGCAGCGGCTAAAGGAGATGAGGCAAGCCAGCGCAAAGTGTTTGAACGTAATAAGATGATTCAGAAAGCACAGGCTACTATAGCCATGGCTTCAGGTATAGTTCAACAGTTAGCAGTTCCACAAGATCAGTTAACAGGGATGAACTTTGCTAAGGCAGCAGCATTAGCAGCAGCAGGTATAGCTAACATAGTTAAGATTAATCAAACTCAATTTAATGGCAGCGTGCCTTCACCTAATGGTGGTAACCTAACTGCTCCGTCAGGAATGGGCAATGCTCCGGCTATTGACTTTAGCGGAGTTAATATGATGAACAACGCACCTGGCACAGTAGAGACTTATGTGTTAGCAGGCAACGTAGCCAATGCATTGGAAGCACGTCAAAAGATTATTGATCAATCTTACCTATAACAAATATGGCAAACTTTCCACTACTTAAAAAGTGCATCACAAGAGGAGTGAGAAATGCTTTATCTGAAATTGATAAGGCAGAGCTTGAGGATACTGAGCTCATAATAGATGAAGTGATTAACGCTATACTTTTTGAAATATCTGAAACATACGATAATGAATGATAAATTAAAGTTAATTGAATACGGATTAGGAGAAGATGATTCTAACATGGGGGTGTATGCAGTAAGTTTGGTCTCTGAGCCTGCCATAATGGTAGACTTCGTGGCGCTTAGTAAGCAGAATTTAATGCTTGCTCGCGTAGAAGATGGAGAAAAGCGCATGCTATACGGTCCTGCTTTAATTCCTAATCAGCCTATAGTGCGTTATGATGGCAATGGTGAGAAGTACTTTATCACTTATTCTAAAGAGACTATAGAGCAAACTGCTCAGGAATTCTTAAAGAGAAACATGCACCACAATCACACTATTCAGCATGAGATGCCTGTGAATAATCTTACAGTAGTAGAATCATGGATAAAGTTTGGAGCAGATAAAGGTGATAACTACGGCTTCGAGTTACCAGATGGCACGTGGATGATAGGGGTTAAGGTAGATGATGATGCTACATGGGCAGCTGTAAAGAATGGCGAGGTTAAAGGCTTTTCTATTGAGGGATGGTTTACACCAATGGCTGAGACTAAGGTAGAAGAGAAAGATCTTGAGAAGCTATTGGCTGAATTGGCTCAAGCACTTGAAATGAATTCTTAATTTTTTCCACTAATAATTATAACACATGAACATGATTTCTGAAATTTTAGAAAAGTTCGCTCCACAGCTTTCAAAGCATGGGGTGAAATTGTCAGTAGAAGAGACTCCTGCCGTTGAAGAATCTACCAAGGTAGAGATGATGGTAGAGGGCGCTTTAGCTGATGGCACTATGATCTATTCACCAGCTGAAGTATGGGCTGAGGGAGTAGAGATTTTTGTAATGGATGCAGATGGCAATCCTACACCTTTAGCCGATGGCGAGTATACACTTGACAACGGTATGGTAATCGTGGTAGCAGCTGGCATAATTGCAAGCGCTATTGAAGTACCAAAAGAGGAAGAGAAGCCTGAGGTAGAAGTTACCATAGAGCAAGAGGTAGCTGAGACTTACTCTAAAGAGCAGGTTGAAGGACTACTTAACAACATCATTGCTGAATTCGAAGCTAAGCTTAGCGCTGCTGAAAAGAAAATTGTAGAGCTTTCACAAGCACCTGCAGCAGTAACTGTTAAGCAAGCTCGTCAAACAGCACCAACACAACACGTAGATATGTCTCGCATGACTGCACAGCAACGTGCCTACGCTATGATTACTAAACTCAAATAAAAACAAACATAAAAACAAACAAAAAAAATGGCAACTAATTTAACCATTTCTTCAAGCTCATATGCTGGCGAGTTAGCTCTGCCGTATATCAGCGCAGCAGTATTGTCAGGAGACACTATTGCTAACAACTACATCACAGTAAAAGAGAATGTTAAGTACAAGATGGTACTTAAGACTCTTGCTTCTACTGACATCGTAAAAGCATGGGGTTGTGACTTCGACAATGCTGACTCTACCTTGACTTTGGCTGAGCGTGTATTGACTGTTACTGACCTTAAGGTGAATGTTGAAGTGTGCAAGGATCAATTCGCAAAAGATTGGGAAGCTGCACAAACAGGCCGTGGATTTGCTAATGACACTATCCCTGCTAACTTCGCTGATTTCTTGATTGCTCACCTTTCAGGTAAAGTAGCTGAGAATATCGAATACACTTTGTGGCAAGGTAACTTCGAATCTTCATCTTACACTTCTTTCAATGGTATTTTGAAAGTATTGGATACTGCTAAGAGTGGTACTCCTGATGTTGACTTCGCTAACGCATTCACTGCTGCTAACGTAATCGCATCTCTTGAGACTTTGATGGCTGCACTTCCTGCTACATTAATCGGTGATGCTTCAGTTAAGCTTTACGTTAACCGTAAGACTGCTCAACTTTACCGCCAAGCATTGTCTGCTTTAGGTTACTTGCAACAATTCAACGCTGCTTCTAACTACCCATTGATGTTTGATGGATACGAAATCTATGTATGCCCAGGTATTCCTGACAACGTAGCTCTTTTCGCTAAGCCTGAGAACTTATTCTTTGGTACTGACACTGTATCTGACTTCAATGAAGTTAAGGTTGTAGATATGTCTGTAACTGATGGATCAGACAACGTAAGAATGGTTATGAAGTTCCGCGCTGGTACGCAAGTAGCAGTTCCTGCTGAGGCTATCTTAGGATTCATGAATCCCTAATTAATACTCCTTTGTTAAAAGAGTGGGTTGGCTAAGAGCCGCCCATTCTTTGCAAAGAATATTTAACTAATTAAATAATAAAAAACACATGAGCTGTCTTACTACCGCAGGCTTTTTAGTAAATTGTAAAGAGGCTATCGGGGGGATTAAAGCAATCTACCTTGGAGCTTATTCTACATTTGCTAACACTGCTACTATTGATGGAACAAGTAACTTAGTTACTGCTCTTGCAACAGGTAGCGTTTACGAATTCGAATTACCTAAGCACACTGGTTCATTCACTGAAGAGGGAACAATCTCTATTGAAAATGGCACAGTGTTCTACACTCAAACTATCGTTGCCTCTTTCCACGGAATGAGCGCTGCACGTGCACTACAACTTCAAAACATCGCTAAAGGCCGTAACGTATTATTCGTTCAGGACAATAACGATAATATTTGGATGTGTGGTTACAAAGATGGTGTTGAGGTTACTGCATTCACTACTACTACCGGTACTGCTAAAGGCGACATGGTAGGTTACACCGTTACCTTCACAGGCGAGGAGAAAGATAAGGCATACTTGCTTGACCAAGACGCTGGAGATACTCCATTTGAAGACTTCGCAACTGTTACTGTAGTAGCAGGTACATTGTAAACTAAATTGTGCTATATTTAAGGCATGATTTATTTACTAAAAAATACAGCAGCACAGCTCCTCTACTTGACACTCAAGCAAGGGGAGCTTTTGCTGTCTAATACATACACTCATTACCTGCTTGAATTAACTAACGAGCAGACACTTCAGAAGCTTTACGCTATCCCTACCAAGATAGCAGAGAATGATAGATATACTACCATTCAAATCGGCACGAATGCCAACACACCAACAGCTGCAAGCCTATTAATTAACTATCCAGCGAGATTCTCGTACATAGTTTATGGTCAAAATAGCAGCACTAATTTAGATCCTACAAACGCGGCAGTAGAAGGAGTAATAGAGAAAGGGTATTTGATAGTAGAAGATATTACTACTCCTCGTTTTACTGAGCCGAATTTAACAATAGATAATGACATCACGTACAATGGATAATATAGCACAGACCTCAGCACCAATGTTAGTGAATCTTGGAGCAGCAATGCCTCAGGAAGCTACAGAAAAAGAGACTCCCAAAGGATGGGTAACTTTAGGCGAGGCTAACTTGTTTAGTAATTATCTCATTGATTTATACTATGCCTCTCCTGTGCACTCTGCTCTAACCATGAGCATTTCATTTATGATAGCAGGGAAGGAAATTAAGAGTAACAATCCTGCTGCTCAGCGTGAGATAGATAGATTAAAGCTTAACACTATTCGCAGACCAATAGCATTGGATGCTAAGATGCAGGGAGGATACTACTTAGAAGTGATTTGGAGCGTAGATAGAAGCACCATTGCTAAGATTAACCATCTGCCTTATGAGAATTGCAGATTAGCTGTGGCGAATGATGAAGATATTATACCGGGCATTTATTACTCTAAAGATTGGAGCGACACACGTAAGAAGAAAAACATTCCTGTGTTTATCCCGATGTACAATCCAACAACGAAAGCAGATGAGCCTTCTCAAGTGCTATTCGTTGGAGTTATGACACCAGGCAGCGCTTACTATCCTAAGCCTGATTATTATTCTGCTATTAACTACATTGAAATCACAAGAGATATCAGTGAGTTTTACCGAGCATTCTTAAGCAATGGAATGGCACCAAGCTATTTCTTGCACATGAATAACGGCATCCCTGATCCCGAAGAGCAAATGGCTATCCGCAGAAATTGGGAAACAATGGTAGGTGCAAAGAAAGCAGGTAAGGTAGTATTCACGTTTAATGAGTCAGCTGATAGAGCACCACGTTTAGACCTTGTGCCTATGAGTGATGCAGATAAGCAATGGCAGGAATTAAGCGTGCAGTCAAGAGAGAACATTTTAGCAGCTCACCGAGTAACTTCACCTCTGCTTTTTGGTATTAGAGATGCAGGCGGCTTAGGTAGTAACGCTGATGAAATGAAGAGCGCTTACCGCATCTTCAATAGAAACATTATTGAGCCTTACCAACAAATTATAACAGATAGCCTTGAAGAGATATTTAAAGGCATGGGCATTGTTGCTGATTTATACATTGAGTCTAATGATATTTTCGGTGAAGAAATCACTACTACAACTGTTGCACAAACTGCAACAACTCAACTAAGCGCTCAAAAAAAAAAGACTAATTTAGAAATCCCTGAGTCATTTGAGCCTACTAATGAGATGGCCGCAGAGGCTGAGTTAGGTTTAAAGTGGAGAGAGGAATACGGCAGAGGAGGTACTGAAGTAGGAGTAGCAAGAGCACGCGACATTAGCAATAAGCGTAATCTATCTTATGAGACCATCACACGCATGTACAGCTACTTTGAAAGACATGCAGTAGATAAGGAAGCTACAGGATGGAATCAGGGAGAGGATGGCTTCCCATCAGCAGGCAGAGTAGCATGGCAATTATGGGGAGGTGATGCAGGGAGAGACTGGGCTACTGCTATCTACAATAGATATAAGACTGAATTATCTACTGATCCACAAGAGAAGCCTCCAATCTTCACAGAAGATGATGAGAATTGGTGGTGTGAATTCTTATCCGATAAAGGTGAGATAGTAGATGAGGATGAATGGGAATTAATCGAAGCTGAGCCTGTTAATCTTGCATCAGTTCGCAGCTATGCCGATCCTGATAAGCCATCTGAAATGGATAGCGGACTTTATAAGATTCGTTATTCTTATTCAAAGAATTTAAGTGGTAATAGCCGCAAGTTTTGCAGACAGATGGTAAGCGCAGCTAAGGCTGGCTATGTTTACCGTTATGAAGATTTAACTAAAATGGAAACGGATAGCAATAGCCTTAATCCTAACATGGGCCATAATGGCGCTACCTATTCAGTATGGCTTTATCATGGTGGGGTAAATTGTAAACACTATTGGGAACGCAGAGTCTATTTCCGCAAGAGAGAGAAAGGTAGATTCGTTGCAGATAATGGCTTAGAGTCATCTGATCCAATCTCAGTGGCTAAAGCAATCAGAGCAGGAATGCCTTTAAAAGATATAGCTAAAGGATTCGGCCAAGCTAATACAGCTACTTATGATCAATCCTCTTTACATGGCAGATATCCAGGAACAAATTAAAACTAACACACAATGGCAATAGCACCGGAAATATTATTTATCAATGAGGAATTTCTTAAGAAATACACTCAGTTAAATGAAGCTGTAGACACTAACCTTATTCGTCCTGCTATGTATTTAGCACAAGATAAGTACATGACTCTTTACCTTGGAACTGATTTAACTAACAAGATTAAATCTGAAATTGAGAATGGTACTTTAACAGGAGTGTATGAGACTCTATTAAACGAGTATATCGTAAAGCCAACAGCTTGGTGGACAATGGTAGAGCTTTATCCTTTCCTAATGTATAAGCACGATAACGGAAATCTTGTTACTCGCCAATCTGAAAATACTACAGCCATCACAAAGGGTGAGATGGATTCATTAGTGGAGAAGGCACGTGAGAATGCTCAGTGGTACACTCAGAGATTAGTAGATTACTTGTGCGACAATAGCACTTCTTATCCTGAATACACATCTAATAACTTCCCTGATATCCATCCTCTTCGCAAAGTAAACAGGCAGAGCACTGTGGCATTTAGCGAGGGAAGAAATTACGATAGTGCTTGGAGCAGATTCAACGTAAGAGATTTCACTAACTAACAAAGCATGACAAAGGAAGAGAAAACACGCAAGGACTATGAGAAAAAGCTCAAGGTCTACTTATCTAAACGCGATAAAGAACTAAGAAAAAATGAAAGCACCAACAATAGAAGAGCTTAAGGCTCAATTCACAGAGCTTGGCTACAAGTGGCCTACTATTCATATCGTGGGCATCCGCAGCAAAGCTAATGAGCCTAATAAGTTTGATGATCTAATAGGCTTGGTGCATGGTAATGAGGTTAAGTGGTACACTGGCACAACTAATCCAGGTACTTTTTGGCTGAATAATCCCATGAATAAACTTGGAACTGCTGTACTTAAGGCAGGGCAATATGTAGACACTTGGGTTATAGGCTTGCATCAGGGCAAATACAGCGCTTTAGTGCAGTCTAAAAAAGTAACCGTGTTCAGAGATGCTGATAAGGATAGCGTAGCTGAGGAGCAAGGCAAAGAAGATACAGGCTTATTTGGTATTAACATCCATCGTGCAAATGAATCTACTGAATCTAAGAATGTAGATAAGTGGAGCGCTGGCTGTCAAGTATTAAATAATCCAACTCAGTTTAAAGAGCTTATTCAAGCTTGTATCAAATCGAATAAAAAGAGCTTTACTTACACTCTATTAAAAGAGATATGAGCAGTAACCAACAACAGATAGCGGAAGGAGTAACCGGTACAGTGAGCAGCATTTTACTTAGTGTACC